CCACATCTTGCCGACCTGTGAGCTGTCCAACATCTTGCCGACCTGTGAGCTGTCCAACATCACACGCACATCATTAAGCAACTTTTTTACTTCGCAGCGTTTAAGCCGGTAAAAACCAGTTCTCAACTCTTCCAGTTTTTTGTCAACAAGTACATGTGTTCTCCACCAGTCGCATACTGATTCGCGGAACTCTTTCTCATGAGTTTCTTTATCAAACCAATCAGGAGTTATGTCTTGATCAACAACAAACATCCACTTCTCAGGGTTCTCTGACGGATCAATCCACCATTCGCTGTCTTTTTTGGGCACCAATTCCGCACGCACAAACGTTTTTGATGCACCTATGTAACTATCTTCAATTCCAAGACTTTCCAGCAAATCTGAATGGCTGTCATTATCTTCTGGTGCAATTACAACTTTGTCTTTCAAGATAATGCCACTTTTGAATCTACACATCGTTTTCTCCTCCGTCCTCATCTTTCTCCTTGTTGGCTCTCAGTGCCGCTACTACCATTGCGACAAACGTCACAAATGCCCCGCAGATAAAGCCACCGCCAAACAGTGCCATGCAATCCACCTCCATCAAAGCACATCTTTTTTCTCGTCATCCGTTATCCCGGCAGCCTTTAATATGGCCCACAGTTCCCGCAGCCGCATAGAGCCGGGATCCTGCTTTCTCAGCCGGTAAGTTGACAGTTTCATTCCCGCCATTTTAGCCATGCGATTATCGTCATAGCGCTTGCGGGATTTGATAACGTCAAGGAGTATCTGGAGGTTTTCCCCCTTCTCCTCGGCGTATGTCTTTTTTCTAAGCGCCATACTACCTCCGCTCCTGTAAACAAAAATCCGAAGATAAGTAAAAACCTGTAAGCATCCAATCTAAACGCGTAGCCCTGCTACCGTGTTGCGCCTACTTACGGGCCGGAGAGGCTCCTGCCAGCTCCGGGCATATAGCTATTTACATTTACCTTTACATTTTCATTTACATTAACATTTACCTTTACATTAGGTTTTCTGATTACATAACCTATGGTTTTTAAATTGCAAAACCTATGGTTATTTACTCCTTATGTGATATAATTCATTTCAAAGGAGAAGTTATGAACCATATCGATTTTTCAAACATTGAGCTATCTCTTAAAGAGAAAATAACACTACATCTTTTACTGTTTTTTCGTTCCAACCGCCTGTACGATCAAAATATTCTTGATTATCTTTTGAGACTTGGTCTCCTTGATCGTGTGCATGGAGTTTATACAGTAAACAGATTTGGAAAAATGTATTTCCGCGTCAAACGCAAAGAACGAATTCGATTCATAATCCCAACAGCAATATCAGTCGTTGCACTATTTGCTGGATATGATGTATACAAGATTCCACTTCTGGACGAAGCATTATCAACAGCAAAGATATTACTGGTGCATATACTGGAAAGTTTGGGAATTTTGCCATGAACCATTCCAGAAGCGTCTTTCTTGGTTCGCAGAAATACCAGTGAATGAATTTTCTTATTCTCACTTTTCTTTCTCACAGCCTTCCAGCAGTGTTTCGATTCCGACACCGAAATATGTAGCGATTTTCTGGATTTTGTCAGCTTTCGGCGTATATCTGCCAGCTTTCCAGTTACTAAGAGTCGATGTGGAAACACCGGTCTTTTTTGCGACCTCATAGTCAGTAATGCCTGCTTTATCTCTTAATTCTGCATATTTACTGTACATTTTCACCATCCTTTCTCAAATATCTATTGACATTAGCTAAGATTTCTAATATAATGAAGTCGTCGAACAAAGTTATATCAGAAATCGAAGCTATTATCTTTGTCTGTAGCTTTGCTTTCAAAGCTATGTCCAGAGTATAGCATTGATTTCAAAGTTTGTCAACAGATTTTAGCTAATTTTTCAAACTTATTTTTGAGGTGTGAACTATGTATAGTTTATTTGAAAAGTTATGCTCTGAAAAAGGTGTAACACCCTACCGCGTGTGTAAGGGAACCGGAATTTCCACATCGACTCTCAGCAACTGGAAAGCCGGAAGATATACGCCGAAACAGGATAAGCTCAAAAAGATTGCCGATTTTTTGGGCGTATCTGTTGACTATCTAATAACAGGGAAGGAGGAAGATGCCGTTGCAGAAGAAAAACCTGTAGATTTAAAGGCGGAGTTTAACCGCCTGGAGAAACTATTAAAAAGCGGAGAGAATGCACCGTTGTACTTTGACGGACAGCCCGCAGATCAAGAGAGCATAAATTTATTGCTCGATCAGATCAAGATTTCCGTTGCGCTGCTTGAACGCAAGCGCAAAAAATAGGAGAGGTAGACCATGACAGATGCAAAAAAGGCAGCCGTTGAGCTATCAGCAATGTACCATACAAATGATCCGTTTGAGATTGCGGAGCAACTGGGGGTATATACACAGGTTGGACCTTTGGGGAAAATATTCGGATGCTGTTTAACCATAGCGGGGCAACGCTTTATATATATCAACAGCGATCTGGATACGCCTACACAGAAGATGGTAGCGGCTCATGAACTGGGCCACGCCGTGATGCACCGGGAAGACTACTTCTTTTTTAACTGGATGAGTGACACCGCATACCGAAATCGGGCAGAGATTGAAGCACACACCTTTGCTGCAGAGCTGCTTGTGCCGGACAGCGTTGTGCTGGAACATCCGGGATTTACGATTAACCAGCTATCCGCATTGACTGGATATGCCGAATGTTTTTTGAAATTTAAGAAAATTTGAGGTTTTCGATGAGTACCACGATAAAAGGAATCCGACAAGAACTTTTATATTCTGAAAAAAGCGTTTTAGTATCTGAGATGCTTATGCCGTTTCAGACATTCCCATTTAAAAAGCTGAAAGAAATAACATATAATTATGGGGATCATGGAAATTACGGATATCTGAGATTTCGCGAAAAGAATGGTTCAGTTGAAACATTCTTGTTTCGGAAGAAGAGAAACGAACAGGTTTCAGAATTTTTAGATACCGTCCAAATTGGCTACCCAGATGTGAAACTGAACGAACAGTATGAAAGAATTGATTGCCGATCTGCATATAATTACATGCCCGGAAGAAAAAAAGCATTATGCTGGATGTCTGCCTTCATCATTCTGCTGGGTTCATTCTTTTTCTACATGAATAATATGTCTTCCATTATGCACGACAAAAAAATTACGTTGGAAGCGTTTAACCTGTGTGAAATTGGAATGACATATGAGCAATGTGAGAAAATAATTGGATCTGCTGGAACTCCACTTGCTGAGTCCGAAATAATAGATACAAACATGACAGCATATATGTGGTATGCCAATGAATATAGCGGCGCAAACGCAGAGTTATACTTTATGGACGGCAAGCTATATCAGAAAGTACAAATCGGCTTGGAATGATATTCGGGAGCTTGTAGTATGAAAAAAGGGTGTTTATACTGGTTGGTACTCGGCTGGTGGCTCGAACCTATACTGTATTTGATACAACAAACTCGTATTGTTATATGGATAGCTGCTGTAGCGGTGCTTATAGGATTTTTAATAATGGCCGGAGCTTTCCTTGTTGCTATGGCGTTCATATTTGCCGTTCTGGCCGTTTTCATAATCATAGCTAGTATGATTCTCGGATTAATGCAAAAAATACATTCTCGGCGTACTTGCGGCACTGATATGGAAGACCTATACGCAGAAGAATGTGAAGGACAAGAAGCAAATGAACAATACAGGCCGAAGCCTATAACTTTATGTATTCCACAACCGGATATGGTACCGGAAGAAACCGTAAACCCTATAGCGGTTAAAGAAGTTCGACAGAAGTCAGAAGAAAAGCCAAAACCTACACCAGTAAGAAAACCAGAAATGTCAGACGAACAGGCATTACAGTACGGCTTAATGTGCAATGCATATCTGGAGCATGAAGATGATATGGAACAATACAAATAAAAAACGCCCGGCGCTACCAACACCAGACGTTTTGCGGATGCGATAAATAATCACAAACCTACACTGATATAATATCACATCCGGCAGCAGTCACGCAAGATAAATTATCAAAATCTGGTGGCTGTATTTTTTATACCCAAAAAAGGAGTGTGATACTATGGCAAAAGCAAAAAAATTACCCTCTGGATCATGGAGAGTGCAGGTGTTTGACCACTTTGAGCCAGTGATCGGAAAGGATGGCTTCCCGGTTCTGGACGCATCAGGTAAGCCGAAGAAAAAGCGGATTTATAAGTCGTTCACGACGGATGACCCTACCCCAAAGGGGAAAAGGGAGATCGAAAGAGAAGCTGCGGCATGGGCCGCCAGTAAAGACATTATTAAAACAAATGGGCCAGGAAAAGAAAAAATAACGCTTGGTCAAGCTATGGATAACTACATATCTCTGAGATCATCAGTATTATCCCCGTCAACGATCCGGGAATACAAACGATCAAGAAAAAAAGACCTCCAGGGCCTTATGAGTAAAGACATTTACGCTATGACGCAGGAAGATATACAGGCTGAGATCAACAAAGAAGCTCTGACACACGCTCCAAAGAGCGTCAGGAACATGCACGGCCTACTGACATCCGTATTATCTGTTTACAGGCCGGATTTTGCAGTAAAGACAAAGCTTCCGGCAAAGGTCCGTCCAAAGCTCTATGTGCCGTCTGACGATGACGTGAAGCGGCTCATGGAGGCCGTGAAAGATACAGATATGGAATTACCTGTTCTTCTGGCTGCGTTTGGCCCGATGCGCCGCAGTGAAATATGTGCGCTTGCATCAGATCACGTTATAGGCAACACAGTATACGTGGAGTTTGCGATGGTTTTGAATGACAGCCACAAGTGGGTGTATAAACGGACCAAAAGCTATGCGGGGGATCGCTACATTACATTTCCAGATTTTGTTATACAAAAATTAAATCAAAGATCCGGGAAAAATATGGTGGGTCTACTGCCCTACCAGATATCCGACCGGTTTGCTGGCATTCTGGAAGCCGCAGGAATCCCTCACTTCCGATTCCACGACCTGCGGCATTACTGTGCCAGCATCCAGCACGCTATAGGCATACCGGACGCATACATCATGCAGCGTGGCGGCTGGGGGAATGACGGGGTATTAAAACAGATATACAGACACGTAATGGAGAGTCAGGAAGAAACTATGAACCGCAAAGCGAATGACTACTTTTCGGAGCTATGCAACACGAAATGCAACAAGCCCTCTCAGAAATGTTGATTTTAAGCCATTTTTTGAATGCGGGCAACAGGACTTGAACCTGTGGGTCCAAAATCACCAAAAGCCGCATAGAACCTAGAGCTTAGGTTTTATGCGGCTTTTGGTGTTATAAGTATTTATCACTTGTCGCATAAATATATCAAAAATGATACATCTTTAAATACTATGCAACACGAAATGCAACACGAATTATTCTGGATGGGCGGTGTATCCATCATCTCAGGTACTCAACACGGAGTGTGTCAGGAACCATTTCCGACCTCAGAATATTCGCGTTATTTTGAACCAGGCCCGTGCTTCTGATCTTTATCTTTATTCCCCTTAGCGCTGGTTGGAGTAAATCCAGCTACAACAGTTCCATTAACCGGATGGCCTGCACCTTTCGGAATTCCAACTCCAGGGCCGGACTGCACAGTATGGCCGCAGTCATCAGCCTCAGCATCAAAGCCGTTTTTCGCGTTGTTATGATGATCGTTGATATCACAGTGTGCTGCATCATGAGGTGCACAGTCGCGGTGTAAAGGTTCCTGGATGTTCATTTCTTTTTCCATAAGATGTTTCCTTTCTTTCTGTAAGATATTGATATATACATAGTAATGCTTTTTCACATTTTGAATATCACCGTAAATAGTCATCTGCCCATTCACATTTTTCAAAATAAGCGCATTGCTTGCCCCAATCTTTTGTCTCAATATCAGGCTTCAAATCCTTATAATTTGTATTCGTCCTTTCTGTACAATAACAATCCCTAAGTAATTCTCCACCAACAAATTTACAATCATGGCAAGTATAATTTCTACTTTTATGATAAGGACATTTGTCAGTTCCACTCAATCTTTCCCATTTTTGTCCTATATAAATTAAATATGGAAGTTTAATATGTAGTCTGTATTCAAAGAACGTGTGCAAGCTAACTGAAAAATTGTGGAATTTATATCTGCCACGATGTTTACAAATTTTTGCTTTGTCACAATAGCAGGAATCTCCACAATCATATCCAATTGTTATATGAATCGTTGTTCTCACCTCCAAATGAAAGAAAAATTTTATCGTCTTTTCGACACCCAGAAGCCCTTAATATACTTTCCGTTTGATCCATCAGCCCCTAAATAGTAATTTAGAAAAACCAGTAGACAACTACTATTGGACTACATTAGGTCTTGATTATCAAGGTAAACTCTGTGCGATGATCCCATTATCCATGTATACAGTGAAAAATTACACGGTAAGCTGTACACGTTTTGATGTCATTGGAGATGGAAATCAAACGGTAATAAGCATTGATATGAAAACCAACGGTTGTTATATAATCATAGACGTTGGCAACACAAACTGGATAGGACGTTCTGTTCAAATTTTATTAAAATTTACACATAAATAAATCAGCCAATTCTTACGGCAGTTAAACCACAATATGTTTTATCAGCATGAAGTGTCCCAAATCCGTTTGATGATAATTTCAAGTTGACAATACCGCCATTTGAAACAGCAAAGGCATATATAGAACTTTCATACCATGAATTGATGTTTGCGTTTCGTCCATTCAAACGAGATATAATATTTCCATCAATTATTAAATCCCCACCTGCGAGGGTTGCTCCAAAGAGTAGCCATTTTCCAGTTTCTAATGAAAGAGAGCCTATGGTATACGTTTGTCCGCTTTGAGGCGTAATTGCAGTTGATAAATACGCTTCTCGTATTTCCCCTAAATATCCTAAATTACTATATAACGAGTTAACGCCACTGGACAAATCAGTCATGCCGCCGGTCAGCGCAGCTGTACCTATCTTCGTTTCAGCATCCGCAAGGCGGCTTTCCTGACCTTGTATAACATCGACAGCAGCATTTAACAGGTTTGTCACTCTCATTATTCCTCGTTCCGCGTGATTAAGGTGTTCAGCGTCAATGTCTGGTTCTGAGTTGTCAACATACTCGGTGGGGACATATGCTTCTATTTTTTCAAACGCAGATGCAAGTGCTTGTGCTACAGGTAAAGATACGTTTTCTTCACTCATAATAATCTCCTTTATTTACTTATTTTTATAGATATAACGCCTATACCTCGTCCAGTTCCACTTGCTGGCGGTATGCCTATGCCAACGCAAACGTATTTCAATTTTGATGGATCGGTTAAATTAAATGTTTGCTCGGTATATGATCCTTCCGAAACCGGAAGAACAAAAGATTCACTATAACCAATTTCCGCAGTATTTACATTCCAGTTTTCATCATAAGGAGAATCCAGATTTTCCATTAAAAAAATTCTGTTTCTATCACTGTAATACCAATTGATGGTTCGGTATAATATTGTTACCGTTTTTGCTCCTTGCATTTCTATAGGAGTTGTAAAGAAAACTCCAAAAAAAGCATAACCACCGCTTGCACTTCTGTATGATATAAGTCTAAAAGAAATGTCGTGGTTCGGGTCTTTTGTGTATGCTTCATCGTTATCGGCCCATGTTATAAATTTGTCACTTCCGTTTCCGTGGTAAGCATAACTATAATCTCTTACAACTCCTACTTGACCTGGTCCAAATATTCCGAACCAATACGGACAAAGCTCATCATTATTTACATAACCTTGCCATTCTCCAGGCACAGTCCCTATAGATGCTCCTGCTCTTATATTCTCTGGCTTAAGATTCTCCACACCATTTACCGTTATGTCCCCAGTCATATACTTACCAGATACATTGAGTAATGAGCCGTTTGCGACCGGATTAACCGTCATAGATCCCTGCGTAGCAATGTTTTGAGTTACCGCAGATCCTGCATCGACATATCCAGGTGGAATAACATACGTTTCATTAGCCGCAAGCACTTTGCTGATTTTCCCACTGTTTTTCTGGGTTCCAGTCTGAATCTCGTCTGTTCCGGATCCATAAAACGTTTCACCTGCCACAACGTCCGCTGGTATGGCCGTAAGATCTGAAGCATCTACCGCGCCACCCTGACGCTTAATAACACATTCTCCCATTAGCTGTACCCCTCATAAGTTCCAATAACTCCGAGTATTGTTACACCCTTTTTGATGTTCTCAGGCTTAAGCCCGGTAAGCGGTGCCACATATACATCGTCAGTCATGTATTTGTTCGCAGTTTGCAGTGTCTGTTTTTCGCTGGTTGGATATATGGTACCGCCTGCGCTTGTCGGCAAATTCTGCACCACCTTGCCGTTTCCAGAATGGATACCTTGCGGTATGGTGTAAGACCCATTCAAAGGTAGCGTTACTGTTTCTGCCACAATCTCGGTAACAGTTCCGGTCTGTATGCTGTCACTTCCGGATCCATAAAACGTTTTTCCTTTTCTGACCTTATCTGGTGTAGCCGTAAGTTGCGAATCATCAAAACCAGACCCGCCGCGCAATACTATCGCATCTGCCATACTCACACCCCTTTTATAGCCACGGTAAAATCTGATGATGGCTTTGAGTTATAGCAATAAAGCACAAGCTGACCACCGCCGGAAACAGCACGATCAACATACCCATACGCTTTGCCCTGCGCCTTTGCATCCGCGGATGTGGTGCCGTCTGCAATATGTAAAGATATGATAGGCACATCGTTTACCGTCATACCCGGTACTACAACGCGTTGAATATAAGGCGCGGACTGAGACCAATCAGCGGCCTTAAATATGGCATACCGCAGCTTTTGCATGTCCGCTATGTCACCAGCGTTTTGGTTAACCGCCTTATTTGTTGCATTAACGTCCCCGGCACTGTAAATATCACCATCCTGTGTGTAATCAGTGACATCATCAAATGATACCGTTCCATCATCGTTCTGGATCATTCGATAGCGCCGCTTGCCGGAAAAAATGTCATCTTTATAATTAGTTTTTAAGCTCATATATTAACTCTCCTGTTTCCAAAGCCGCGAGATCCAAGGTTAAAACTCAGATGATTCAGCCCCGGCTCAATTTTTTCTGCAATCACGCCGATATCGTAAATGATTTGTTCTATGGCATTTGCCTGCCAGATTGATGTATACGTTATTTTTGCAGGAGTTAACGGTGTGCTGGCCGGAGCATAAAATGCAGATCGAATAGAATTTATATTTGATCTAAGACGTTCCATATCTTTTTCTGTTCGAAAATCATTCATGCTCCAGTTCGTTTTGTTCCGCGTAGTGTTTTTGTACCCACACCGATTTAAAAAATAAGACACCCATTTTACTGCCGTTTCTACACGGTTTAAATCCTGATAGTCTATATAAGCTTTCTTAGTAAGAGAATCAATATCGGCCTGAGTCCGATCAAATATAAGCCCATTCAAAATGTCACTCATGAATCGTCACCTTTGCTTTTATTGCATTTCCAAAACTGTAGTCTACGCTTTCAATTACACCTGACTTTTTTCCATCATATCCGGTGTCGATTTCGACTCGCTGACCGACAACTTTATCTTTTAGTAAAACATCTCCGGTAACGCTTTCGGCGCGCATATAGTACCGATAGATCCGGTCTATGGCCTGATCTGCATTTTGTGCATTTATAAGCGTAGCATCAGTAACTTCTTTAATGTTTTTGTTAAATACAATATCTGGATTTTCTTTTAAAATCTGGCTTGTATTATGGATATATTTCTTACCAACTATTGTAACTTTTGCACCTGCTCCAGATACCACCACATAGTTTGCGCCGCTTTTTACTACGGTACCACCAGCAACAGAGAGATCGTGGTAAGGCTCTGAAAAAACTATCTCAGCCGTTCCAGAAAGTGTCTCGTTATAGATTTCCTGTGTTTCAGCTGACGGCTGATATGTATGTGTTGTAAGCCTTATTCCGGTCACGATATCAGAACGTTCCAGGGTTACGCCGTCAAACGTATCTGATGCCGGAAATGTTCCTGTTACATCATTCTGTTGCGGATACATTGCTACTCCATCTACGTTCGATGTGTCAACTATAGCTCCTATTGCAAACGCAATCTGTACCAGCGCATTCCGCTTTGTTGTATATGGTATGTATCCGTAAAGCGCCTGATCTGACAAGGACGGATCTATGGTACAGGTAAAGTCCTCTCCAGAAAAAATATCAGCAACTACATCTTTTACCAAATCTCCAGAATATATCCCGCCGACATACTCATTTCCGTCAAGGACCCCTAGCGCATCGTGCGCATTCATGTAATAATCAAAAACATTTTTCCTCGCTCCATTTTTAAGGTAAAAGTTTCCAATCAGGTCATTATCAAAAAAAACTGCCAATTTCTGCTTTTTCTGGAGATCGAACGGGATATTGCTTTTAGTGCGCACAGTGAAAGACAAGGTATTTATACTGATATTCTCAGATATTGCATTGATCTCTTGTATACAATCAGTAGTAACCAGCTCATCGGACAGGAAATCTCTGTAGATGCCGTAATCTATTCTTGTAAGGAACACCGGCCTGTACGGCTTTGAAGTCTTTTTAAATGTTATTGCGATCATGTTATAATTTTGAACGTAGTTATTGCAAAAATAGCGGCTACTGTCCGGTGAGAAATCCTTAGATGAAAGCAAATGACCGTCCTCGTACCATTTGATATTTAATCCGGTTGCATAATCTCCAGAGAGAAGATTGAACGTAAGCAGGATACCTACACTGGAGAACTTGCCGTTAAACGTTATGGTAAGGGTCGGCTGATTCATCATTATCTCCCGTCCGCCAGACGGATACAGGAACACACGTGGATAAAGGCCAATTTGTGGCATAAGGCCAGAAGTTTTTATAGAGTAGCCGAATATGCCGTCTTCGTTTGACCACTCGTCACTGATATATCCATAATCTTCATGATCTTCTGGGATATTTATGTACTGACCATTCAAAAGGGAAAATCCCGGATAGCATAGTGCATATCCGGGATAAGTCAGATCATCCCGCCGGAGATCCGGAAATTCTCTTCTTGTCGTTGTTGCATTTGGGTATAAACCAGTTTTTGGATATAAACCTTTATGTGGTCGTAAACCAGTATCCATGATTTTGGGAAAACTGTTATCTTTTGCATATGGAGCCACATCATCATATACTATTTTTAGTCCTGTCCCGGTTGTTTTTGATCTCACTTTTTCTTTCATATCATGTCCTCTGCGGCTCCATTGCGATAAAATCAATAGATAATCCGCTCCATTTATTTATGTCGTTCCCGTCTTTGTCTTTTTCTTTTTTTAGCTTGTCTTTACCGTTTGTGACATAGGCTTCAAATTCAAGCGTTTCCTGACCGTAAGGAAAAGACATCGTGTGGGACTCAACCGGAGCCGAAATGATATCATAAAACGTATCATAATCTGCCCTGTTGCTTTTATCCGGGTCTACAGTGAGTGTGTAATTATAGAATGTACCTATAATATCCCTGTACATCCTACGGGATTGCACACGCCCGGAATTATCGCTATCGGTAACAGCAAAGCTGCGTTCCAGGTCTGTAACCTGGATGCGCAGATCTAAGCCATCAATAGTAAAAACACCGTTTATCATACTGTCACCATCCTTACACCTACACGCTGTTTTTCTTCATTGTTTGCCTTGTACACGGCCTGTCCAAAGCGCCGACCGTCCACTTCCATGATAACCGTTATGTCCCGACTACCTCCGCTTTCTGCCAGAGCTTCTTTCAATGCCTGTTTCATCGTGCTTAACGGGGAAACAACCTCTGTCTCGCGCTTGTTATCTCCAAGGATTGCGGCAAACTCTCCGGCACGTGGCGGTACTACAGTCCCAGTAGCAAGGCGTGGCATATTGTACGTTGCAGCCGCAGAAGCGTATTTTGCAGATCTTCCACCACCAGCATTTCTGTAGATAGACTGTGTCTGCCGTTTGCCTGCATTAATCGCAATCGTTGCAGCCGCTATTCCTGCCGCAAGAGATGCCGCCACAACCGCCGCACCTACGCCACCAGAAAGTGCACCAAGAGCAACAGCAAGAACACCAACCGCAGAGGCTGCTGCCAGAAGGCCACTTATCATTCTTTCTTTCGGAGTCATTTTATCCCAGTTTCTTGCCAGTACTGCAACCAAACTTATTATTCCGCTTATGGATAAAGCAACTGGGTCGATTGCATCAATCATTTTTAAAAACATAACAATAAGCTCACCTGATTTGGCTATGATTTGTGATACTCCATTTAAAAACGCAAGAAATTTCCATGCGGCAAAAAACGCAAGGACAGCTACAGTTGCTGATTCTACAAGTGACTGATTTTCATAAATCCAATCAGAAAACTTAAGCAATGCATTAACCAGTTTTTTTAACGCTGCAATAATAACTTTGCCACTCCATTCACCAAACGGCTGTAAAAAAGTGTTCCAAAACCATTCAGCGGTAGGTGCCAATGTTTCGATAACCGAATATAAAAGATCGAGAGATGCTGCTATAAGTTCGAAAACCTCCGGTAATACCTGCTCAAGACCCCATTTTGTTATTGGAAGCAAAACATTATTTAAAAACCATAAAAGCAAATTACCAATAGCCCGTACAACCGGATTCGCTGATACAAGCACATTATCAAAAGATTCCAGGAGCGGGGAAAAATCTAAATTGGCTGACCAATCCTTAATGCTTTCAGACGCATCACGGAAGAATCCAGATAATGTAACAAGAATATCTCCAAGATGCCGCAGTATGTTCGTTCCGGTATCACCTGAAGCCCATGCTTTATCAAACTGCGTTATAAGGTTTGCAACAGTTTGTACCAAATTGGCAAACGTTATAAGCAAATTGTCCGTTATTGCCTTTCCGTAACCCTCCACATTCCAGACCTGCATGAACGATGCTCCAACATCTTTTGCAAGCTGTTTTGCGGATACAAACAGATTCGTGAGTGACTGCATCACTTCCGGCCCATTATCAAGCCACGATTCTTTCAGCGGAGCAAACAGGCCGGAGAATATCTTTTTCACTGCATCAGCACGGGCCTTTATGTCGTTTGATACCTCTTCCGTGGTAAACATCTGATCTGGTGTAGGTCCGACATATCCGGTCTTGTCCTGATCTGATTTGTTCCCGGCCTGGATAAGCTCATCAAACGAATACGTCAGCTTTTTATTCGCCTTTTCCTGTTCCTTTATCTGCTTGTTGCTCTCTTTTAAAGCAGCGCCATAGTCTTCCTCTACCTTTGTTGCTTTGCTATATGTGTCCTTTCCGGTAAGAGCCGCAAAAAACTGGGAAGTCCATGTAACAGCTTCCGAAAGCAATGAGATGAATTCTACCAGTACAGGAGACGCATATTCTGCGACCGGAGAAAACGCAGTAGCAAATGAATTTTTCAGCTGCGTAAGTGACGAAAGCACATTCGATATGGCCTTGTTTGTCTCTGGAGAATACTGAGCAAGGTTCTCCATTCCCTCACGGGCCGATCTAAATGCAAGAGATATAGTAGAACGCAAAAGCCGAAACATAACCAAGCGCCGTACCACGCCACTCAATGCCTCTCCATACTTCTTGGTTGGTTTTTGACTCTTTTTCATCTGAATCCCAAGTTTTTTTGTTGAGTTTGTGGCTTTTTTGCTGGCACCGTCAATACCAAGGAGCCGTTTTTTATACTCCTCAAATTCGTTTTTCACTCGGTTATACGATATTCCTAGAGATTCATTCATCTGCTTGAGCTTTTTAGCTTCTGTTGCATACTTGTCGTACATCTGGGAAAACTTATCTGTATCTTTTCCAAGTGTAAAGGCTCCTCCAGAATCTTCCAGATCTTTCAATTCACCTTTTGCATATTTTAACGAATTATTCAGCTGCTCTATGTCATACTGCATTTTTTTATAGGTGCTACTGTTGGTTCTGCCTCCAGTGTCCAAAAACTTTTGCTGGCGTTCAAGTAGAGCTGTTAATTTCTGTTCTGTCTTTTCTATCTGATTCCGAATCTCAGCGTATGCCTGTGTAGGTATCTTCGTTTCGGCATACGCTTCCAATGCTTCACGTAGCTTTTCAACCTTCCGTTCCTGTGCGGCATACAGACTATTCAGTTTCGCAAAAGCGGTGACCTGCTTCTGGACTGCGATTTCTGATTTTTTCCCAAGATCATCAATCCCATTTGCCATTCTTCTTACGGCGGCTTCTACCTCTTCTGTTCCTGGCTTCATGCCCTTGGTGTTTATCTCTGTGTCGATTACTATTGATCCATCTGCCGTCAATATATCACCGCCTTACGTTACGTGTCGAACAGAGCGTCCACAGCTTCTTGCTCAATGCGCCACTGTTCTTTTTCTTCGTTGGACATTGCCTGTTTTAATTCCACCATAGACCTGTTGTTTTTAAAAAATTCTAATTCCCATTTCTCCAGTTTCTCGCCTTTTGCCCGTTTTTGCCGAATTGCAAGAACCTGGGAAAATGTTCCATCTCCGATTTCATCAAAGTACCCGATGAAGGTCCACCAGTGCATATATTGGTTCGGATCGCGAACCTCACGACCAGATATCTTGTTAATTGCAGAAAAAACAATTGGTGCATCCTGTTCCCAATCCATAACACGCGGGCGCGGTATATTATCTGCCGGTTTCCCACAGTCCAGGAACCATAAAGCCTGTTCTATTGCTTCTGGAATATCATCTTCTGGAATACTTTCTTCATAAAGGATATCCACCATGACCTGATACTTTCCTGCATCGTCAAGATTTGCATCATTAAATGCTGTCATAATGTCCAGGCATGGTCTAAAATCTGTCCGTATACCATAAGACTTACCACCAACCGTAAGGGTTAATGGTAAGTCCCATGAGTGCATCATTTAAGTGGGGAAAGATATCTTCCCCCAGGAGCTGCCTTGTATTTCTGCGTATATTCTTTTACACGGTTCTGCACGGCCTGGAGCCGGATTCCACGCTTCTGCTCGATAACAGTTTTGATGGCATTGATAACATTTTCAACGAAAAACTGGCCAGAATTAAGAAATGTAAATGGGGATGTTATCGAGAAAAACTTCTCTGACACAGGAGCCGCGAAAAGGTAATCTATCTTTTCACACATTTTCCGACTGATCTCATTGAGATCAGTATTTTCCCCTCTTTCAAGCTCGCCCTGTAATTCCTCGAATGTTTTCACTGTCTCATCATATCTGTTGATTATGTCAAAATCCGATGGAATAAAAGTAAACTGACCCAGATGCTCGCCACGCTGATTTACTATGTCAAAGACCTCGCTGCCATCATCAATGGTTATTATATTTCCCATAACTCACACCCTCCTCTTAGGTAAGCGGAATCTCGCCCTCTTTAAAGGCTGGAGTTCCAGATTCAATGGTTACATAACCTTTTTTTCTGTTGCCATCGAAGTATATGGAAAACGGGATGGTAAAACCATCAGTACCGCCTCCATATTCGCTTGTTTTGATAACAACATCTTCGGTCCATGCATGGTGGTTGGTTTTCTCGGTGTCCTCAATGATAACCTCCAAAATGGTAGTCTTACATTCATCACCACGCAGTCTGTTCATAGCTATATCGCGGATCATCGGATAGATTGTATCAGTAGGGTCCGCGTAATATGTTATGTCCTCAACAGAAGGTTCATATCCGTTGTCTTCTACATAAGTCTCATCCCAAATGTTCTTACTCGTGGACACATCCGGGTTCAGAGCTACGCTCATGCTGTCGTTGTATTTACCGATACGCCACCATTTAGGTGTACCAGTTCCACCAAAAGTTGAATCAAGAAAGGTTCTATATGCACCTCTGGTAAGCTTCATAAATTCGTCCTTTCTGCGCTACTACGCTTCATATTCTATGTCATTGGTGTACTGCACCGTAACAGGCAGTACCCAGTCCTGCACCGCGTCTGCATTCGGTTCCAGACCGTATGAGTTATCGCGGGTAATACGTTTTATTATCCGACCTTCAGACAACGCCGGAAAAGCCGCAAGACGCGTCTGAGTACCGTTTATTACAACCGGCTCCCGACATATCCACTTGCCGAGGGTGTCAAGGAAGTCTTGTACATTCAGTTTAAGCCGTTCTTTTGTGGCTGCTGTGCGGTATACCACGTAAAACGGATACTGGCATTGCTGATGGATGCCGCCGCAGACATCTTCCGATTCTGCGTACACCAGCGCCCCATTGTCAGCCGAAAAGGCTATTCCGGATTCTTTCCCAAGCTCCTCAAACTTAATGACCTCGCCATCTTCCAGACCAGGATATTGATTTAACAGGGATTTCACCGCGCGGGTGAGAATATCAAACCCGCTTGCGTCCCGCCCTATAACCTTATCCATGCTTACCACCTCCAGCTATGCGCTTTACGCCTTTGATCCATGTCTTTCCGTCTGCCTGCTTCGCCGCTTCAAACCAGTGATCCTGTGCTTTTGGGTGTGCCTGGTGCGTGTAAGTGATGTTTTCTCGTGCGTTGGTCTTGCCTGTGTACTCACTCACAAGCACCTTACGTGCTCCACGCCGCGCCCAGGGTGATCCGGTCAGTTCATCAACCATAACCTTACCCTCGTACAGATAGAGCCCTTGTGGGCCATATCCGGCATACACAAAGCCGCTTCCCTGTACCGCCGCACTGGCAGCACGGGTGGTATTGATAAAGCTGCCCGTTACCATCGGCATATACGGCACCATACTGTTCATGACAGCGCCGTCCAGATAGTATTGTGCCTGCTGAAACTGCCGTTCAAAGCGGGACATGTCGAGTTTCAGATGAATGCTGCCAGCATTGTATGACAGATTTTTAAGATAAAAGCGCTTGCTTCTCCTTGCCATATTACCGCCCCTTAAACCTGCTCCAGATTTGCTTATCAAGCCGCCGCTGCGCCCGTTCATATGACGCACTGGTTATTTCTCGCTTGGTAGCTTCGCCGAAACTGTTCACAAATGTCTTAGTTGTTTTAGGTTCGTCTTTTGTTCTCAGTTTTTCCCGCTCATACCGCAAATCAGTCTGTTTGTTTTTAAGCTCACGGATTTCTTGCGATATTTCGTGGTATCTTGGCGGCGCAGGATCCCATGAATTTTCCCGCAATCTTAAGACCTGCGCAGATTCATCTTGTAATTTCTGGATTTTCTTATCTATGCTTTTGATCTTATCAGACAAAGACTGCAAGCTTTCTATTCTGCTATTAGCAGCAGTCTTTTTAAAACCGCTCTCGCCTTTTGCCATGATTACTTCCTTTTCAACTTCTTTTTGACATATTCTTCAATAGCGGATAACTTTTTCATTTCATCCCTATAGTTTCTTACTGTAGCGGCTTCGTCAATGTTTCCTTTAGCATCAGATATTCCTTTATGCCTAGCTCTGTCTGCTACATAAACCTTGTTTCTTTCCACGCGCTTTAATATTTCTTCACCAGTAGCCTTAGAAAAGCGACTTGTGGGTGATTGTCCGTCTGATATGGAATTATAAATAGCCGTATAATGTCGATCGGACAAAGAAGAAAATTCCTCGTCCCACGGAATTTGCATGGATATAGGCATCATCGGATCATATCCCAAATCTCGTATGACTTGTCCAGCTTCGCGAGACATAGCTTGATATGGCGAATCTCCCGGCGCATAACCGTTATTCTGGCCTTTACCTGCTTTTGTGAATCCGCTCTCACCTTTTGCCATAACTACCTACTTTCCTAAGATTTCAAAATGTGGGATAACCGTATACGGTCCACCTACACTGGTTATCTTGTAAACATTGTCGCGGTTGCTGTTCATGTACTGGTAAAAACCATTGCGGTAATCATCATCCACAACCATGCCGCCAGTCCATTCACCCTGCCAGAAAAAGTCCTCTGGCCCGAAGGTGATACTGCCCGGAAGATCATCATTGACCTGCGCCGCCCATGCTTTCGGGGGCAGCCACGGCACCGCTGCACCGTCTGACCGCTGCACCGTCACCTTGTCCCCGTCTGGGGTGTAAGCAATATGCAGTGCGGCATTGTCGGTACTGTCTGGGCCATACTTTTTCAGCATTGCGCCGTGATCGGTTATCAAGTCAACGCAAGAAAGGATGTGCGGATACCAGTATGATAAGCCTGCGGTTTTGGAGCTGTAGAAGTTAAATACCGTTACCGTCTTGTCATACATCAGCCACACACCGCCTTTTTAAACTTGTTCTGGAACGGCTTCACGCGAATGATGTTCCCTTTGCATTCGTCCGGCACCATGCCATAAAAGATGATGCAGGATGGTTCCAATCGCTTAACCATCTCGTTATAACCATCAATGAGCATCTGCTTGTTACGTTTGCTTTTCATGCAACCTACACTGCTGATAGCAACCACAGAGTTTTTCGGCTCACCGTCAAAACAGAAATCGTATGACGGCGGATAACTCCATGTGACTGTAGGGATAACACGCACGCCATTCTCTTGCAGGTATGCGCCGATCCAGTGCTTGCGGAAGTGGTTAAACACCTGCACAGCTTTTGGGAAGTCTGCATATGGGGAGAAATCCGGTGTAAAAACATACTGGAACCGTTTCAGCCTCTCCAAATACGCATCTGGGTTCGTCCACAGGCGGTTAAACTGGTAATCATCGACAAAGAAATGTACCGCTTTATCTTCCGGGTGTTTTTCTTTCAGAGCGTAGTTCCATCCGATGAAGTCTGATATATCATCAACGTCATACATTCCCTGTATTTCCGGGATATCGTACTTCCCCACGCCCTCATATATTCTTTTCTCGCAGTTTTCCCAGAATCTTGTCTGCCGGAACGGTATGTTTCCCATTACTTACTCCAGTCTTTTCCATTATTACTCATTCTTTTCCACAGCTCCGTGAGCTTTTCCCAGCCATACATAGCTACAAAGGCAACGATAAAGCCTGCCATGATAGCTGCCAGAATCATGTACCATAATATCTGCATCTGGATATACTGCATGTATGACACAAAAGCGGCTACAGTAATACCGATGGAAAGAACGAACACCAGCGCATCGGTCGGAATCCTTGACAGGACACCTACACCCTTAAATACCTGGGTGATGACCGATACGCAAAAAGCCAGAATCCCGATCACTGCCAGAATCACGGTCATGTTTGCGAATAATGCTTCCATTACTCTTTCACCTCCTCATAAGTTTTTTCAAAAATATCCGGCTTGCACGGATAAAGCTCTCCGTTTACACCCTGGATAACATAGTCTCCAACAGAAACATGATGTGTTCCCTCTAATGTTTCGATATACAGCTCACACGGAGGTAAATCACAAGTTTATGCGCCGTAATACATAGTGCCTTTCTTATAAGCTTCTTGCGCCCAAAATGGAACATAAAACAAGCCATTCCGGTCTTTCAGATCACCATCATACTTAAATGCTTCAATGATAACAGGCTTTTTTCTAAACTTCATATTCACACTCCTGCATACAAAACTGGTATCACATTATTTGTCACGTTACCTCAAATCAACTTCCATTCATAAAACACTTTGAAAATCTTTGGAGACTGAATAGCAAACCAATCAACCATTTCTTCGTTAACCGCCCAGTTGTTAGAAGTGGTTGAACACGCTTCCAGGCCAGACTCATATAAGAAAGCGTGGATGATCTCGTGACGAATCACCTGCTTTTTATACTCGGTCATATCTCCCTTAGATCCAATCTGACCGTCAGATTTTTCCATTGTGTCAATCACGATCTGATGGGTTGAGAAATCGGCGTATCCGTCCATCTCTGATAAGTTTTGATATTCTTTCTCAGTTCCAAACACCACGCTCCATTCAGAGCCTAAAATATTCACTTTAAAGTCCTGCATATAAAATTGGTATCCCTTCATCCGTCCTTACTCCCATCAGAAGTGGCAAAGCTGTATTTAAGAGTAAGTCATTCGTTTTCCGCACATCTCCGGCGGCGGCATATACCGCACTCCATTCCTTTGCACTCGCTCCAATCTGCTGCGGGGTTGCGTATGATCTGGATTCGCTGCCGGATGATACAGAGGTTACCATTCCTGTGGCCGTGCCGCCACCCGGTAAGGTGGTAGCCGTGCCAGTTGCCGCCGCTGCCGCGTTCTGCTCCGCAATATCAATCTGATACAGGATATCGGCCGCTGCGCAGACAGCTTTCTTAATACGCTTCTGCTGCCGTTCATCCACAGGCAGACCGTCTGCCAGTCGGTCAAAGGTCAGCGTGTCGATAAAGTCACTCGCCCGTTCAGCGAATCGCATAAAATCAGATTCCGGCACGACATTGCCGAAAAATGATGTTTTGTAAAACTCATAGTCTGCATATGCCATGCCGGAACCCTCCTTACTCCTTTGCGGTTACTGTCGCATGTCCTGCGCTCAGTGCCTTATAGGTGCTGTCGCACTCAACTACCGTGATAACCTGCCCGGTTGCAGCGGTAATATCGGACTTGCCGTCCCATGCGCTCCAGTTCTTTACATTCTGGCCATACTCCACGGTTGTCTGACTGGATGCAACCTTGTATTTGTATACATTGCCCTCATTCCCTTTTGCCGGGGTAACGGTCAGCTTAGTGGTTCCGCTATCGGTGCCTGCTGCGGAAGCCACAGTCAGATCACCAAGGGTTTCAGAGCCGCCGAAGCTGATAACGGAGATGCCGTCCAGGTACTCTGCAAACAGTACCATGCCCATGATGGCAAATGCTTCAGAAACTGCTGTGTGGTAGTTGCCCTGGGTATGGAAACCAATCAACGGGGTCTCGCCCGCCACGGTGTAAACCAGTCCGGCCTTTGCAAAGTCGGAATCACTCGGGTCAACATAGTACAGCACGATGTTATCTACCGGGGTAGCAATGACTTTGCCGCGCGGAATCTCGCTCTCAGACAGCAGGAATATAGTGTTGAATCCCATGAAGTCCTTTACATACTGGAAGCCGAACTGATTCTGCACGGTAATGTTTGCCGCGCCGATGTACTCATACACATCCAGACCGTTCACAAAGCCAACGATTCCGTTCGGGATAGATCTGTGCATCTGCTTGAACTTATCCTCGACACGGCCTTTCGCCATAGCAAGAGCCATCTGGAAGGTACTCTCAGTAGAGGTAAGGCTTCCGGTCTTAAGATAGGTGTAAAACCGTCCGGTAACATCGGTCTGGAGTTCGAAAAGAAACTCATCGTCAGTCAGCTCCACGGCAACATCGTAGCCGTAAGTCTTGATAGCTTCGATAGACACCGCTTTTGCATACTTCTCTACGGTGATCTCTGCGTAGCTCTTTTCCTTGACCTCGAATTTGGAGTACGGGATTTCCTCGCCCTCTCCAACAAGGCCACTTTCAAGTTTGCCCTGTGCGTACTTAGATTTAAGAGTAGACCCCGGGTCTTTCTTAATCATTCTCAGCACGCCAAGAATTTCACGCAGGTGCTCCCAGTTTCTTTCGAACCGGGTGACAAAATCCACTTCGCGAGCGCGAACCTGGATGTCTTCCTGTTTAGTAAGGTTAGTTTTTGCCATAAAAAAATCCTTTCTACCTATAGCTGTTAAAAGGTGTGTAGGTCAGCGACCACGCTCAATACGCATGGCCGGTAATTGGATCACTCAAACAGTGACATGTTGCTTGCAATGGCAGCCTGGCGTTCTCCGGCATCCTTGATATTCATGATATCTGCCTTTGTCATCTTGCCCGGCTTGTTGTTATGGGTTATTCCCGTAGTAAATCTCGCCTGATTCTGCATAGCCGTCTGCTGGTCATCGTCAACAAACGCAGATGCGTCGTCTTCCTTCATCTGATCAAGCAGGTCATTAAGGCCAAGAATCTTTCCGTCCTTAAGCTTAAGACCAGCTGCTTTGATGTCTGCCATAACAGCCTTTTTAGCAGCCTCAGATGAAAATTTAACTTCCTCCAGCGCAGATTTGAGTGCATCCGCAAAATCTCTTTCGTAGATTTTGTCGTTAAAATCTTTCTCCGCATCTGCTGCCTTCTGTTTCCACGTATCAAGCTCCGTTTTGATATTCTCCGGGTCGATGCCGTCAAATTTTTTGAGTGTAGCTTCTGCCGTTTCTGCACGGCTCTTCCAGTTATCACGCTCACTTTCGGCATTTGACAGTTTTTTAGAGACTTCTCCGGCATTCTTGTAATGCTCAGACAATGCCTTTTTTACATCTGCCTGCTTATCTTCCGGGATGTCAATACCAAATGATTTGAGTGTTTCAATGAGTTTCTGCATATTATCCTCCTTGGTCGTGTTTATTGACCTGCCGCCGCAGGTAATGGATTAAGCCCGATAGACCACGGGCGGGGTAATGGACCGTCAGGGATTCGAACCCCGGACCACCCGGTTATGAGCCGGGCGCTCTCACCGCTGAGCTAACGGTCCTAAAACACCGGTTGCAATATGTAGCCGGTGTTTTAAGAAAGAAGTCGATGTGAAAAAGTCTTGCTGCATTGGCTAGGGGTGAACAGCAAGAACCCTCACGGCGGTCGTAAGCCGCCTTAACAGCCTATCGGCTATGAGGGGAAAGGAGGATTTTGCCAAAAACAAAAATCCGTGCCATTGGTATGGCAAATACGCACGCCGGGAATTTCGCCCGCTTTTAACCTCCGGGATAACCCGTTTATATTAAGGGCGTGCGTTGGGGGTGTAAATTGGCTAGAAAAGATTCACAGGAGGTTAATCTTTGCTGCACTTATAATGTAACATTTATCCGTATGTAAGCTATCCACACGTTTATAACATATCTCTAAGTTTATCAACATATCGCTTCACAAGGTCACGTTCTTCTCGGCACTCCGCGTCCTTTGACATGTCCCCAATCTCTGCCGTAAGACCATCAAGATGCTCTTCCAGTGCGGCCAGCATCTTGCGCTTACAGTCTTCAGATTTGCCGGATCGGTAACTCTGTTTTTGTGCCATGTAATCATCGTAAGCATCCCGTCCATCATTGCGGCTGTAATGCCCTCGCACATAATGTTCCCCGCGGCGCATGTAAGATGATCCGCGGTCATAGTCCGGCATCATCCGTCCATCCGAAGCGCTGTAGCGGCCCATGCTATCCCGTCCGCGCCGTTCACTGTAATCACCTACACCGTCACGCATCTGATCCAGCACGGTCATATAATACTCGCCCTTTTTATCCCAGTACTCTGTGTTTTTGATATCCTTATACATATCAATCAACTTAAAGGCGGTGTCCAGATTGCCAGAGGTGAGGCCTTTTTCTGCGATATTGGATATTTCATCTTCAATTCGTGCGCACAGATCTTTAATATCTCTCATCATCCCACCTCCTTATGCTACCCGTGTTACCACAAGATTTGCGTTTGCTACGGTTATAGCCTGCGTGCTGGTGTTCTCCACTGCAATATTTGAGCAGCACCCACGCGGCACATCAATAAAGATACCTGCGGATACGTTGTTAAACGCTTCCACCACCGCAGGAGTGGATATCATCTGAGATGATAAGACCGGTTCGCCGCCGATCGCGATTGCAAGGGAGATTGCTTCTGCTGTCCCTCCGGTCGGAACGGCAATATTTGCAGAAAAGGCCACAAAATAGCGGGCCTTACACTGGTTCGTCATTCCTCTGAGAGTAACTATTCCGCTGCCCTCCCGGTGCTGAACACATGCGGTCCCTTTTACCGCTGTGTTGGTATATACTACATTTCCATTCGCTGCCACATCCTGAGCGGCAACAGCTACATATTCAGCCATATTGTTTTCTCCTTTTTCATATCGCAAAAAGGCAGGACTGAGCCTGCCGATTTGCGTAATACCGGCTCTTGGCCGAACATCCAATGTCTTGTTGAGGTAAACAAAACATCAGAAGATACAGATATGAGGTTGTCAGCAGTTGCATCCAGTGTTACAGCCATAGTATACGTTCGGGTTCGGCACCTGGTAAGCCGGAATCGGTGCCGGATTGATCGCATTAATGAGCTGCTGGGTCTGTGCTGCCATAGCGGTGGTAAGTAATGCACTCTGACGATCCTGAGATGCAGCGCGTCTGAGGTCATTGTTTTCAGCCTGGAGATTGGATATCTTCTCGTTGCACAGGTAATCAAGGATTGCCCTTGTTCCGGCATTCTGGCTGTCGATAATGTCTCTAGTGTTGTTGTTCATGGTGTTCTGGAGTGCGCAGGTATTCTGAGCCATGTTGTAATTCACGCCCTGGATTGCTTCTCTGGTTTCGCAGCAGCAGTTTGCAAGCTGCGCCTGGAGTGCATTGGTATTCTGCATATTCGCTACAGTGTCAGCGTTAATAGCCTGCTGGATGCCGAAACCAGTCTGCATGACGTTCGTGTTAATGCCATTAAATCCGGTAAGCATGCTGTTATTCATGGCATAAAATCCATCACACAGGCCGTTAGAGATGCCGTCCAACTTGCTGATCACTGCCTGGTTGTCAAAACCGCGCTGGATTGCAGAGTCGGTATAAGCGTTTCCGGCTCCTCCACCGCCGTTTCCCCAGCCGTTGCCGCCCCACCCGCAGAACACGAACAGGAACAGGATAATAATCCACCATGCACCGTCTCCACCCCACATACCGTCATTGTTGTGGTTTGATCCGGTAGCTGCCGCAATATCGGCTAAGCTGTAAGTTCCATCCATTTTGATATCTCCTTTGATTTATTTACATTCCCGGCCGGGATAATGTACTATTTCATTCCGCGCAGCATGCTTTGAAACTGATGCGCCATTTGCTGTGCCTGGTTAAGCTGTGCCTGCGAAATGCGACCAGATTGTAGCATCTTTTGCACCTCTTCTTTTGGGTCTCCTTTGAAGCTCTGCTTAAACTGCATAAACTGCTGTATCATCTGCATAGGGCCGTTGCCACCAATCGGCATGCCGCCGCCAAACATCTGGAATAACGGGTTACTCATCTGCTGCCGCACCTCCCTTTGGTCTCCGGCTCTCTGGTTTGGCAGTAGAGCCGCCACTTGCTGGAAATGAATTTATCTTGTCCAGAATCTCGTTGTATTTATCAAAAAGATCCTGGTACTCTTTACGCGTAACATACATATCATTCATGACGGCTTCAGGCTGCTTATGCGGCATTCTGCTGTTTATTTCATGGTACTCAAATACACGGAGTGGCTGAGGCATACCGGAAACATCCGTTGATTTGATGTAAAAACGCTCCGCTTCACTATCCATCAGCAGTACACATGATCCAGGCGCAACAAGGTAAGACTTCGCCCCGGTCTCGCCCTGGACCCAGAGTATTCCCTGGTTATTTGTCGGCGCTGCCATCGGCTGCGGGACGGGCTGGTATTGGTTTATCTGCGCCATACGGTCTTGATACGGCTGGTATGGCTGATACATGTTCGGATATGCTGCCATGTTCGATTTCCTCCAATTCTTCCAAAAAGATCAAAATATCGTGGTAATCGGTAATCGGTTTTTATAGGTATCTCTACCTCATAGTCATCGGAAAACATCTGCTCCATGCTTATATTTTGGCATAAAAAATAAGCCCCTGACAGTTCGTCAAAGGCTCAATAAAGTATCTATAAAGTTCCACATATGCGAATGATCTTTGAGTTTACCCGGCGGCTGATCCGCTTCGCGGTGGCAAGGCTGACATTCATGTTTTCAGCGCATATCTCCATCGGAACGCCAGCGGCCCGGTACTCAAATAAAGTTCTTTCATCGGGTGTAAAATTCGCAAGCGCCCGGAACCTATTTAATTCCGGTACTGTAAAATCATACACTTTCAATATCAGACCTCTTAATTCTTCGTTAAGGCTTCCAGCAAATCGTCCCGGGTTTTTTTTAAACCCTCCACGTTGTTTCCGGTTATCTTGTTTTCAATCAAATTAAACATGCTCCTCATAAGCAGTTGAGTATCTTCCCGGTTCTGCTTGATGTTAGAATAATCGTTGTCCAGCTTCTCCTTGATGTCCTTTATATCCGTCTCAATAGCGCCCACGCGCTTCTCTATATCCTGCTGCGGTTTCTTCGCATGGGAATAGACCGTATAAAGCACCCCGGCGGCGGCTCCGATGGTGCCAATGCCGCTGCAAATTGATACGATAGTACGCACAAACTCTAAGTCAATCATCTGTTGTCTCCTCTGGTTCAAAAAATATACAACTTCGGCAATCATCCTCGCCGGTATCACAAGTGCAAAACTCGCTGTTTGGATTGCAGCATATTTGGTTATACATATGTCTGCATCCATTAATATCTGCTATTTCTTCGCGGAGTTCTCCGTTCGGCAATTTATCTACCCATCTACTCATTGCTTTTCTCCCAGTAGTATACTGGGATCTCGCCGCCGCTGTCCCAGGTGTCAAATATGTGCCCGTCCTGCACACAAACAACATGGCCGTCAATGCACAATATGTAAGTCCCATGCGGATGCTCGCAGCAAAAATCAAACACTGTATAGATACTCTGGCTGTGATCATCTATCAGATACCGCTGATACCCTCTATCTTTGAGATACGCGCCCCACACATAATTTGCACTTGGCATATCCGACAACATACAGGCTTTTACCATGATGCCAGAAAATACCGTCTCCCAGTCCTGCCCTGTTGCCTTGCAAATAGCCCTAATAACGCAGTCCCCGACCCGTTTTCCGGCGGGGTTGGGGTTATAATACTCCCATTCAACATCGTACATGGTCATCACCCTTTCAAATGCTCATAACGTTTTGCAGCTCCACGCGCCTTTGCTGCCTGTTCACGGCCCCATTTTGCGATTTTGAGCCGGTCCGCAAGCGGGCGCAGATCATTTGTCTTGCAATACTCATTGTACGCCTTGTTCTGCTTCTGAAGCAAATAGGACTTTCTGTCCAGCTCGGCTTGCAGTTCCAGACGCAGCGCATCATCCTTGCAATTATCAACAGCAGTCTGCAACGCCATGACCTCTTGCTTTGTCTTGCGAATCCGGCGCTCCAGGGCACGCTGCCGCTGCTCCAGCTTCTCCATGCGCACATTGTCGGCGGTCTCTATGTCCTTATACGGGTTATTGATTCCGTCACCGGGACCAAAGCTGTGCCGACAGTTCCAACCGCCCAGACCTTCACCAGTGCCGTATCCGGTTAAGGAAAAAGGAGGGAATCGCTTATCTTTTCCCGTCCGGCTGTAAAACTGCCCCTGCCACCACAGATGATTGCCCGGATTCTGCCCTTCGTCTCCCGTTCGTGCCCCGATGTGCGCAGACACAAGGATTATGTCCCACTCCTGTTCCTTCATGCGCTCCATAGAGATATCACCCGATGCCTGAGATATCCCAGTGCGCACCGCTCGTGCCGTTGCCGTCTCAATGGTGTCTTTATGGCCCGTTGGATATTTCACAATTACGCCATCCTGAGCGATAACGTCAACGGCTTCTCTGACGGCCTGTGTGTACGATACAGCCCCGCTTATGACCTTATGGTACGCATTGTCGCACTCACTGATAAATAGGCTCTGTGCGGCTTCTGCGGTGGTTCTTGTCATATTTGACCACTCGCCCATAGTGGCTTCGTAATCCCTCTGGAGTATACGCACCAGTGTCGGAGACTGTTCTATGGTTTCCGTGGCAATTCCGGCAGCTTCGTATACAGCCTTATCGTAAGCCATAGCCTTTACTCCGGCTTCTTCCATTGCGGCGGCTACCTCTTCGCGCTGTAACTTTGTGCAGCGGGCTATCTCCTGCGTGATATCCTGCAACATATACCCGGCATCCTGTAGTATCTGGATGCGCCATCGGTCGGATGATGTGAGTATATACTTTTCCCCGCGCCCCAATCGGATCATGATAGCTTCGATTATCCGACCTATAATATAGCTATGCAGCGAAGATGCTATGTCCTCGCTGCCCTCTGCAACACGTTTGAGATACTCCGGTGTCAACATGATATCACCTACTCAACATACCATATTTCCATGCTGCCATTGTCCCAACTGTGCCAACAAGCGCCCTCCAGCACACCCCCGGCAGTCTCATCCAGATAGTACCAGTCCCCGGTGTTCCCCTCTGGATCTACGTTGTGTCCGTCCCATCTGTGCCACCCGGTCAGCATATAGCCGTCTGCGCCAAACAGGTACCAGTGATGGTTGATAAGTTCCCAGCGGTTTTTTAAGGCTTTGCCGCCGGAGAAATACATATATTTACCATCAGATGTTTTTCTCCATCCCGTTAAAAGCGTTCCTATGGTTGCATTCTTTCCTTCGGTCAGATTAACCGCTACATGGTGCCCTTCCAGCAGCAGCACATCCCCCGGTCGCAAATATGAGTCCCCGTTGAGATACTCTTTATCCGTATATGCATTAAACCCTGCCTTTACCAGAGCTGCCCGGGTGTTGCCCGTGTAACTGTAAATGCTCACCGACTGGAGCTTTTTATCCTGCATCAGATACCCAACAGCCTTTACGATAGCCGCAACGCCGGAGCTACAGTCCGCTTCGCAGTCAATCGCAATCTTTGCCGGATCGTAACCGGATGCTTTCAGCTGCTGCCAGAATGTATAACGGTCTCCCTGATCATATCCAACATGGTCGTTCTTTGCCGCTGATTCCGCAAGCTCTGCAATCTTTCTTCCGATCGCCGCGTTTGGGTGGCGCAGCATAACACCCCACGGTCGGCTATACCACGGGATCACCGCCCATTCGCTGCCTGTCTGGTCTCCAGCTTTCCCACCGGAATACTTCCCTCGTTCATCATGTCCACAGTTACTTATCATCGCTACTACGCCTCCTATTCTTCCGCAAACAGCCGTTTTTCATCCGGTTGTGCCTCATCTACTATTGCCTTTGCATCCTCCTCGGTCATGCCCTCAAATTTTACAAAATAAAACCACGCCGGGACTTTGCCTTGCATTACATACTGCCACCAACGGCTACGGTCTGCTTCCCGGTCATAAAGGATATCGCCAAAGTCATATGTAACATCATATGGTCCGACAGGTGACAGGCCGTACAGATCCGCATACACATTGAGGGCATATATGGTATCATCAAGACATGACTCCAACTTGTCTCGTACATCTTTGACAAACTGCACGGTGCGCTGCTGATCCGCTTCCACGCCTGTAGCCGTCTGGATGCCGGAAGACTCATTAAATACAAAGTATCCGTTTGCGAATCCGGCTTTATAGCCTATCTGGCTTAACAGGTTGTTGATGCCCTTGATTCTGACATCTGTATTGAGCTGCGGGTTAATTTCTTGATAGAACTCTTTCTGATCATTACCAAATACATTTCTCACATAATGTGGCAACCCTATAGAATCTGCCGGTCCTCTGTGTTCAATGCTCTTGCCACTCTCATACGCAAGACGATCATCCACCAGTATGATTTTCTGGCTGTCCTTGATTTCTCCCGCATTGCGGCTATATGCTATATCCAAATCTTCCAGCTCTTTCAATGCCTCGCGGAATATTGGCAGACCAAGTGGGGACGATATATCTACGTTATTAGCCTGCGGAGTGCGGAAGATGCCAAACATCGGCTTGTCCAGCGGCTCACCGGATGCTTTGAGAATCGGCGGCGTGTCTGCTACCATGTCAGCCCATTTGGTCTGCGTTAATGGTATCGGGTCACCAATGCTCTGATCAGACTTGGATACATACGCCCGGTTACTTATGTAGTATGGGTAAAGCGTCACGCCGTCCTGCACTGTCTCGACAAAACGATGATACTCCAAACGGGTGTACCACTTTTTGCCTGACTGATAGGAGTCTTTAAAGATAATCCCCCTCACTCCAAGGTTGTCACAATCCACCAGTAAAACATCTGCCGGAGTAAACACGTCCAGAGTTGTACCGTTTGGTTTTAAAAACATCGTGCCATAAGCACATCCGTACTCCACCCAGTCGCGCAGCTTTGGATAGATTAAATCTATCTTCTGCTGCAACCACTCTGCCCGGGTGCTGCCCTCCAGATGTATTCCGATACCCAGAGTCACCAGGCGGGCTGTCTCTGAGCAAAGGGCTTTTGCAAAGTTGATGGTCTTAATGCCCTCATCATCATCCAGCCACTCCGGCTGACCGTGGTATATCTTCGCACACTGGTCTATAGCTTTTTCCATCTCTGGAGATACGATGGATTCCACATCAAAGTCGTTCTCTGCCTGCCGTTTAAAAATCATGCTAAACCACCTTTTTATCGTTGATAAGATTCCCATTATGCACTATTCCCCCGTCTCTCCCACAGCGATTCCGTAGCGTAACGGGTCGCATCAATTAAATGATTGTCCCGGTCTGGATAGCCGCTTATGATATTGCCGTCCTTGTCCCGGTCGTATTCGTATTTCTTAAATTCTTTGCAGGATTCTGGTGTTCGGTTCGGGTCCATAACCAGTTTCTTTCCCTGTAGCCACTTCATGGAATATTCAACGCTTCCGGGGCCTTTCTTCGCCGCTCTTGCTGGCAAACCATCGTCTCTGTAATCTGTCACAGATTTAGGCTCTGCGCTGTCGCAAGTTATAACGTAGTCATCATATCCGCGCCGCTTTATCTCCGCAGATGTCCAGCTGTTTTTCTTTTTATTCTCGCGAATTTCGTCAATAAAGAATATGGTTTCACGTGCTGAATCGTAATATATGCGCACAAACGCATACGGGTCTGGATACCATCCCCAGTCAACGCCCTGATAGATGCGGTCCATCTGGCTGATTTCTTCATCAGTTATGGTCCGCTCCTCGATAAACTCAAATACGTTGCCGCCGTTTCCGTTGGCTTCGCCCATGTACTCGTTTTCGTAGGCAGCAGGATTGACTTCTTTCAGATGCTCGGCATCATTGATGAACTGTTCACCCAACCATTCTGCCGGAACATCCTTGTATGTGCTTCGGACCACCTTTGCAGCAGCATCCTTGAACTCTGCTTCCGTGGTGTACTCATTCGCCCAGTTGTTTTTACTTCTTGGCGGGTTGAAAGACTTAAACCTATACGCCTTGTCACCGCCACGGATAGCTGACTGCTGTATGTTTCTGACCTCTTCCGGCCCTGCGAACTGATCCAGCTCCTCAAACCACACGATACCGATGTAGCCAAACTCCGGCTTGATGGACTTAATCTTAAGCGGATCGTCCGCGCCACGAAAGTATATCTTCTGCCCGGTCGGCTTGTAGGTTATCTCAAATGGAGAAGTCTTGAACCTAAATTCTTCCTCCAGCCCCATCTTCGATATAGCCCACTTAATCTGCGCATACACGGAATCCTTGATAGTGTTTCCAACCTTACGTAGCACAAGGGCGTGCATATCTGAGTGGTTTTTCAGTAGCTCTATGATAATGCACGAAATCCCGGAAGACTTCGTACTACCGCGTCCGCCGGGCAAAACATATTCCGTGTGCTGTCCGCTCCGGATGTCACGCACCATAGGGTGGAACACATCGGCTATGATATCAAGGTCAAGATGGTACTCACCTGCTGCTCTAGCGACTTCCGCTGCCCTCTGCTGCGCTTCTTTCTGCTCCTTGATGGTGATAGCCTTTTCCAGGTCAGACATGGCCTTAAGCTGTTCGGAAAACGCCGGGGTGAATCCGAAGGAATCCTTCACCTCGCCCCTCGCTATCATGGCCCGCCGCTTCTGGATATCCGCAAGAGACATAGTGTCGGTACCGTTGCGCCTGTCAAGCTCTGCCTGTTTTTCCGCTATATAGGCTAAGATGTTAGGTTTCCTTAGGTTCTCGCATCCTTGTACCTCTGGTTTCTTGTATCCCGCCTTCCTCGCCGCATCAGTCGCATTCCCGCCGTTTGCTATGTAGTTGTCCGCAAATGCTTTCTGCTTCGGCGTAAGCTCAGCCATCTACTCACCATCCTGTCATTACTTCCAGTCCTCCAGCGCTTCCCACATCTCTTTCAGTACCATTACCACGTCCACCTGTGATGCCGTCCGAATGATCTCATAGTCCTTTGCCTTCCACTCTTCCCGCACATATTGCAGTGTAGGTGTGCTCACGCTGTACATGGTTATCATTCGGTTCTGGTCTGCGCTGTAAAACTGGCTTGTGCCTATCTTTGTTACAAACCGCTTTGTGAGCAACGCTCTTTGCAGCTTTCTTTGTATCTGGTTAAGGTTCATACTATCACCCTATTTTCATTTTATTTTAATGCAAAGCAAGGCGTATCACCGTTTTTGTGATGATACGCCTTGCTGATTACCGTGATATTATTTTAATTTTGATTTATCAATATTCATTTAAGTGTTCTCCTTCTCTATATTCTTCGATGTCCCAGTCCAACTTTTGCCCGCAATTCCAGCAAAATGTATATTTTTCTTTCACCTCTCCTTGTACGCTGAAAAACTTTGTCTCGGCCTGATCAGCTTCGCACTCCGGGCACAGCCAGGGCGAACCGTACCGACTCTTTTGATATACGATTTTCTTTGGGATTTGTTTTTCGATAAACTTCTGATAGTCCCCGCCACTGCTGTAATACATTTTATCCAGGACTTTGTTATATGTAATCTTAGCCATTTATTTCTTCATTTCCTCCGGGTTCTCGCAACGTTCAAACTCGATTACCCAAACCCACGGGTTCGCATTCCAACCATAACAGTCAAGATCCGCTTTCTTAATGGTGGAATCCCAAAGCCAAGCAAATTGTTCCTTAGCAATTCCGTACTCTGAATCTATCTCTGTTCCATAATCTTTGCCACTGTATCCGATATCCTCATAAAAAAGATTTCCGACGCCTTCGTTTTTAGCGTCCTTCGGCGCAATATCCTGCAACCGCTCCACCCATACATCGGTCACCTGTAGCCAAATTCGTGCTGCTTCTTTCGGCATGTGGATGGATGGGTGCCACGATATTTTCTCCACATCACAGTCATATTCTGGTGATGTTGGCCTTTTATTTCCATCCGGTTCTGTTGCTCTGTAGCAATAGTGCATACCTACAAGTGGTAAGTACCATCCACACCATGTTTCCCGAACATACAGTATATCTTCCAGCTGATATGGCGATCTTCTTTCCGGCTCCAACGGATAACCACATCTTGCACAGTATACATTTTCTGCCATCTTGTCGTATATGTACTCATTATGCGCATACTTGCAATGTGGGCATTCTTCCCACTGTGGCTTTATTACTCGCCGTGTGCAAGTCTTTCTTCCGTCCAGGATTGCCCGCACCATGTCTCCGTTAAACAGAATCGGTCGTATTCTCATTTTTGTCACTCTCCCACACATATCTTTGCATTGCTCCCATGATTATGCTACAAATCTGGTTGTATTCATCACGGGTAAGAATACGCCAGCTTGTGATATCACGGATGAGTTCCCGCAGTTTCCGGCACTCCACTGTCGTTATTGTGTTCTCTTCCATTATTGCTCCTTAAATCTGTACCATTTCCCGGACATCTCTCAGCGTTTTTGGCGTTGATTGGGCATAATACATGCTTGTCACCGCCGGACTGGCATGTCCAAGAATTTCCTGTATGATACCAATGTCCACTTTCCTATTCTTCAAATTCATTCCTAACGTTTTGCGCATCTTATGTGGATACACGGCGCTTTTCACATCCGCCCGCGCTCCAATATTTTTAATGATCGTGCGGAATCCGCACACGCTCATCTGACCGTATGGATTTCTGGACTGGGGGAACATGAATGGGCTGGCATCCGTCCGGCTCTCAAGATACATGCCGTAGTAGTACCGTGCATCATCATCCAGATACAGCGTGCGGTATCTGCCTCCCTTTTCACCCTCTATCAGGATGTCTCCTGTATCAAGATTAACCTGTTCAATTCTGATCTCGGATATCTCACCTACACGCGCGCCGGTGCTGCGAAATACTTCAATGATGGCACGCTCTCGAACGTTCTTGCACGCATCCCACATATGGATAATCTCGGCTCGGCTGAAATAGTCTATAGGCTTCAGCGAAACCTTTTTCGGCTCTGTGGCTTCCACCGGGTTCTCATCAATGATCTTTGCTTTCCGCATCCAAGTGTAAAACGCAGACAGGAAGCGGCGCTCATTGTTGTATGTGGTGTTTTGCACTCTAGGACCTTTTGTACCAGGCCTCTTTTCATACTGTGCGAGATACCACTCAACATCAAAGGTATCTGCCTTATCAAGCGGCTTTCCGATCATCTCTGCGAAATGCTTTACCGATCGTACATATCCGTCAAGTGTGGCTTTCTTAAGCGCACGCTTCTTAATCTTAAAAAGCTCAATGAGATATGCGTTTCGCTGCTCTGTGTCAGTTTTCCACTCCGCCGGAAGTGAGCAAATCTCCTGTAAATTAACTTTTGTAAGCTCGCTGGATATCACGCTATCCAGAATAGCAATCGTATCCTGATCTAAAATGTAAATCGACATGGCGACAACAATGTTGTCAATGATTTCTCTTTTGATATTCTGGCCCATAGTAATCCTCCCTCTTGCAGAATCTGCAAAGGTCTGATACAATGGACCTAAGCAGATTAGGTAAGTGGTGGAATCATCTTGGCGGGTGTCCACCACTTGTTTTAATGTGCCATAATCCTAAATCCCCTTATGTTTATAGTCCCACAAGCCGAACAGCTTCAGCCTGTGATAAAACTCTGCTTTGACTTTTCTTCGATAGCCGTAAAAATCATCGGTCTTGGCCGGAATGTCCCGGCCTTTTCGTAAAAGACTGTAATACCCGGCTTCTTTCGGATCCTTTGCCGTCAAGCTCTCATATATTACTATCTCCATGCCGGGAGCCTTTGATATTGCGCATCCGAAAAGGATAAGCTTTATCTCAGGATCCGGGCTGCGACAGTAAGTGTCAAGCTGGGATTCGTCCTCTTTGGGTACGTCATAATCAATCATCTTTGCTTCCCTTGTTCTCATCCTCTGGCTCCATTTCTGGTATGATCTTGATTCTACTCAAATCATACCGGCTGTTAAGTAACTGAGTCCTCACCTTTTCATATTCCAAAGATAACCTGCGCATTTCTTTTGCCAACGGCTTGCTGTCTACTGCCTTAAATTCATACTCGCCGTAAAGCCGTAAGCCATTCCTGGCATATACGCCAACAGTTCCCTCTTTGCATTTAAGCAGGTTTGCAATCTCTTTTGCAGTGTGCATTCCAACAAACTGCTCATTTTTCTTAACGCTGTAAATTGTTACCGCCGTCTGCCTCACCTCCTAAATTTCAACTCGTCTTGTTTAAAATCTTGTGTTAACTCAACTCGCAGTTGAATTAAAACGAGTTAAATTGAGTTAAATTTCAGTTTTCTTTGTTCCATCCATTTCCCTGATTAACATTCCAGCACTGGTAATCGTAATCAATATCTTCATCTGGCGTGTCATCCGGGTATTCAAATTCTTCTTTTACATCACCGGATACAAAAGTTACAATCATCATCTCCACCTCCAAATCTTAATTTACTTTAAATCCTCTACCAAAAAAACCAGACCCTCGCAATAAAGAGCATCACCCTCAAAAACATCAAATCGTTCGCACGGAATACCCGTCTTATAAATCCACGTTGCCGGTACTCCATTTCGATTAACACCATTGCTCCATACTGCCTGTATGCAATTAGCGCGCTCTTCTCCCTCCTGATCCACGCCATCTCTGTCGAAGTACACTCTTCCTCCGCCAAAGCATCCTCCATCATCATAGATTGCTCCATCAAACTCCATGAGATCATCAGATTCACCAGTTACGATGACCAAACCACTCTTCTTTGCTTCTTCTAACACATCATCAAAACCGGCTCCATACTGCATTCCATTAAGTCTATTTGCCAACTCTTTCGCTGTCATCCTGCACCTCCTCCGAACCTTAATTATCGTCCTCCATCACCTGCATCAGCTTATCTCTCAGTGATACGACATTTTCGTATGACATCTCCTGCCAGGTGCCACTATCTACTGCACGGATCAGCGTATCTAACGCATGAATCTGACCCAAGTCATACGTTCTTGTCAGTATCTTGTCCATAGCATCTCTTTTCGCTTCAAAATCTTTTTCATAGTCTTTCATTTCATCACTCCAATCTTAAAATGAATCCCATTTTATTTCCTCACTTATTTTCTCATGTCGATAATCGGAGTGGCATTGCCCTGTACGGTCGGCACAGAACCATTCCATTTCTCAACCTTCTGCTTCTCAATCAGCTCACCAGTTAAGGATGCTACTACTTTTGCGTTGGCCTCTGCTTTGATTCTCATCGCTTCTGCTTCACCTTCTGCCTGGATCTTTTTCTGCTCTGCTACAATAGTAGCCTTTTCTTTCTCCTGTTCAGCCGCAATAAGAGCAACTTCTTTACCCTTAATCTTTGTTTCCACAATGACATATTCTTGCGGCAGCAAATCTGATGTTTTTGTCCACTCCATATCGTCACTCCGATTCTAATTCGTAATCTCAAACAAAATAAAGAACATTGCTGCTGCTATTAAAAAGTTGGGATCATCATCAATGAAAAAACAAGTTCCCACACATACGCATCCAATAAACAAGTAAAACATTTCTAGCCCTCCGATTTGTACGAATCCGGCAACGGCATCCAGGCATTGAAAATAATCCTGCACTGCAGCATGTGTCTCCATCTAGCACCTTTCGGATCTGGATTATAAAATCGCTCAAAGTGTCCGTATCCGACCGGGGCATATGCGCCGCAGCAATAGCAGCGACCCGCATAGAGATTTCTTGCCATGCTACCCCTCCTTTACCATAATTACCTGCACCATATCAGATGCGATATCCATGTACTCCCCGGTGTCCAGCAAAACGCCATACACACCGCCATAGCTGCCAATCACGGTACCGCAGAATCTGTGATGCTTATGTTCTGCGCTCATGATTCTTACACGGATATCAAAACCTTTTAAAAGCTTTATCATGCGTCCCCTCCAATCCATTCCTTTACGCTGTTGTTTACCAAATCATCGTAGTCGGTCCCGCGGTCCTCGAAGTTGCAGAATGCGTTCTGTTTTTTCTGCTGCCCGCCCTTTTTGGCACTATTCTGCGCTCTGGAGAACCAAGTATTAATGTGCCTGTTAATTCCAGTCCGAGTTTTTTTATGGGTCGGATTTGCTTTATTCCATCCAATAAGTGACCTTAACTCCTGTTTAGCGTCTATGGCCGGGTAAAGCTTTTGCCACTCTGCAAGCGCGTTTTCTGTAACAGCATACTCAGTTCCGTCAACCAAAGGTATGTATCCAACAACAGGACTGTTGTCTTCCGGCTTTTCTTCTTTCTTTTTCTTCTTAACCACTGGTTTTCCATCTTCATTACCACTGGTTTCTTCCGTGTAGGTTTGTTTCGCCGGACGCCCACCTTTCGCCCCATCAGCCTTGCGCTTGATGTTGGCATCAATCTGGGGCTGTGCCATCTCAAAAATGGACATATACGCCGCGTCACTTCCGTCATCCTCCGGTTCTATTCCATACAGACCGTAATCAATGATGGCCCACAGCGCCTTAAGCTGTTCCGTTTCCGGTCTGCGCTTGATAGCTTTTGCGAAGCTGGCGTAAAAAATGAAGCTATCTCTCATCTCTTCCGGCCTCCCACTCTCTGTAAATCTGAATCCAGTCGGTAAGCCGCATGGTTACCAACCATTCGCAGCGGTCACGCCGATGGAATACCGCTGGAAGCAGGCCGGGCAGTGCGTCATGCACCGCCTGTGCTACTGCATCCAGAAGATTCAGCTTCTCGACCCGCTTGCACTCAATGTGGATTCCAGGGAGACCGATCACGTCAGCGTTTCCCGCTGCACCGCAATACTGCTGCCCTCTTCTGGTGTCGTATCCCTCCTCCCGGAGTATCCCGGCAAGCTCGAGTTCTCCACGCTTGCCCTTTTCTCTCTGTGCTTTACCCATCGCAACCTCCAAACAACGATAACTGCCCCTCTACTTGCTGGTCACATTTTTTCATAAAAATCTTTGCGCCGCGTTCTGATTCTTTTATGCTGGCGGCACGTCTTTCTTGTGATAATATCCAACGCTCTGCCGTTTTCCGTTCCTCGCGAGTAACACGGGGAATATAATATCCTTTACCTGTAGCTCCTATAAAAACCGCATAATCTTTTCTGATTCTCTGAATCGCATCTCTTACAACCCGATCATCGAGACCCGTCATGCTGCATAAATCATGTCTTGTTGTCGCATTTTCTCTCCCAATGCCTATTGCGTTGTGCACAATGGCTATTTCTTCAGGAGATGCTTTATAGTCTCCCATAGCCCTCCTTTCTGCCCCGCAAGGCAGATATCAGCGTGCGGGGCAATATCAATGGCATCAATATACTGTTGTGACACATTAATCAAAGCCATGAGCTATATGTAAAGCCTTGCGGCATTTACATCATAAATATGATTTGCCAAACTCCCGGCGGAAGTCTTCCCGGCTCCCGTAGTGAGTCTCATAATACTGCTGAGCCTTACGTTTTAGGCTCTCGTCAAACCGCTGGTCCATGTGGACGCTGTACGGTGTCATGTTGTGCCAGTCTGGTCGAAGCGGAACCAGAAACCCATACTTCTCCGACAGCTTCCGGTTTGCCCCGTTAAACACATGATGGATAGCCACGTTACAGGATCCGGTGACAATGCAATGCTCCAGATCATCCGTCAAAACACTATACAGTCTTTTCATGCTTTCATCGGTTCTGTTCGTAAAGCTGTTTCATGCGCTCCAGCTCCTCTGGTGTGGCGGTCTCAATACCCAACGTCTTACATTCGCTGATCAGACCGTCCAACAGGTGCGTCATTTCCGCTGTATCGTAGTTGCTGGACCCTTTCAGCAAAACGTAGGTCCGATACCAGATACCGTCGTTGCCCTCAACCACCTGTGATGTTGGCCGGAGGTGAAAAGTCGTTCTTTCCAGCACATCGTTTGCAGCTTCCTCTGTGTCCGGGATCCGCGCATAATATCGCGACCCGTCAAAAAGCTCCACCTGTCCATACTCCCGGAGCATGAGGTTGTGTGCCCGCGGTTTTGATATCTTGATGGACTCGGCCAGCTTTGAAAGAAGTACCCAGTAATAAGCATTGCTGTCCAGACTGCGCTTGTCTCTCCACTGCTTTGCAGTCAGCCGGAGCGTTTTATCTCGCATACCGTCAATCTGGCCGGATATATCATCCTCCGCCTCAAAGGTCACCCGGAACTTACCAGTGCTCCAGTCCAGGGTGACATCGGTTAATGTGCATTTACACTCCATAGGTTACTTCTCCGGTTTGTTCCAAGGGAGACCATCACCTGCATCATCTGGCGGTGTGGTATTCTCTTTCGGATTATCCAGCGCAGCAGAAGGTGTTTTCTTAAAGTTATCCATCGCTATATCATATTGCTGCACTGTAAGCTCTTCTAAAGATTTTGCACCAATGGCTTTAAGGATTGCACTCTTCGGCTTACCGATTCGGTGACATTCATCAACAAACTCCTGTTTCTGTTCTTTTGTTGCATACACTGGCTTGCTTGGCGGCATCGTTTCGGAATCTGGATCTTTCATTTCTTCAGTTGGAATGCAGAACACTTGGAAGCACGCATACTTAAATGCTATACTCATTGCCTTGTTCGTGGCTTTGTCTCCACTATCCATACCCTCGCCTATAACAGTTGCTGAAATGTTGGAACCATCTTCCGCGTAAAAGGTATATTTAATGGTACAGATGGAATAAATAAGGTTTCCGCCTTTCGCCGTCTGGCGTTCCTCTCTTCTCTGGTCCAAAATCTCCGGTACAACGAAAAGCTTATGCTTTACAAGGGCCGGATTTAAAGCATTCATAACCGCATCTATTCCGCGGTACATAAACCCCTGCTGCGAATTTCTACTTTCTTTTCCAACAGATCCGATCTCTGCCATTACAGCAGTGATCGTTTCATAGACGTTTTTCTTTTCTGCCATATTGCATCTCCTACTTGATCTGCAAATTGTTCTTCTTTTCCAAATGCGCACCGGCAATCACGACACCGGCTTTTAATGCCTTTTTCAGCTCCGTCTTATTAACCTCCGGCTTCACATACCGCTTAAACTCATCTGGCAAAGTTTCAATATCTCCATCAAAAACAGCTACTTCAGACTTTCTCCATGACGCAGTTACCTTTGTTGTTTCAAATTTCTGTCCATCCAACGCGCTGGAGATATAACAGATAAGGCTCTCGGCCTTTTTCTCCACTTTCTTTTTTCGCTCATCGAATGCCATTTTTTCGGCTTTGAGCTGCTCGGCATCTGACAAAAGATTCTTGATCCAGAGCAAAATGTTTTCGACTTTCGTATCACGTTCCACGCTCAATTCATCGAGCGCTGCAAAGGCCTCTTCATTGACGATCTCTCCTGTCTCCGGATCCACAGCATCGTCGAATGCTTTCATAATTTCGGCATTAATCTGATATAAATTCATTTTCGATTTCCTCTCTTTCTTTCTGACGGTCTTTTCTTCTTTTTGACATCGTTCTGCATTCGCGGCAATCTTCTTCCTCCGCGCCGCAGCCATCACACCGGCTATTCATTTTTTCCTGTCAGCAGACAAACGATTACATCATCCTCCGTAAACGTTCCGCTCTTGATTTTCAACCAGTCAAGCGTGGTTTCAACACGCCCTTTCATGATTGTAAGCTCCACAAAATCCTCATACGGGATTTCAATCATCTTTTCCTCAGGCATCTTGCTTTCCTCCTCCAATTCTGTTAAACTGTAACTGTAATTTTTTTACTAAGCGACCGTTCAGCTCTGCCAAGCTGGCGGTCTTTTTTCTTGGTTTGGCATAACCTGTATATCTGCTGCCACCACATAACCCGGCGGCACGGTTCGTGCCATTTGCTCTTCTGCTCATGTCCGGCATCCTCCTTTACAGCAAAACCACCAGCGCGCCAGTCATAAAGGCCATAAAAACCATGCAGATCATGCAGATCCAGAAATATGCCTTGCCTACCAAATCATCAAGGTCAACCGGTTCTTTCTCCTGTTCTTCCTCCCGGACGCTCTGGCAGGCGATGTAACTGAGCATACGTGGATGCTCAGCCTGCACAAATGTAAGCTTTGTCATTTCTTCACCTCCTTATCTTACCGCCCACAAAACATTGCTCACAACAAGGGCTACTGCTGTAACAGCCCATGCCGTAAACCATTTTCTTGCGTTTCTCTGTGCCTGTGCGATAACTTCGTTCGCAAACAACTCCTCAAATTCGCCCCAGCCTGTTCTCTTTTGCTTCTCCATGTTATTCCTCGTCTTTGTTTTTGTGTACAACCATTTCAAATCTTCCATTATCCGGAATCATGATTTTTATAAACGGATAGTTTTTAAAATCTCGTGCTGTTGAGCTGCCCCACATCTCGCCGACCTGTGAGCTGTCCCACATCTCGCCGACCTGTGAGCTGTCAAACATCTTGCCGACCTGTGAGCTGCCCCGCATCTTGCCGACCTGTGAGCTGTCCCACATCTTGCCGACCTGTGAGCTGTCCAAC